TACTTTATTACTCTTACCCCCCCCTATTTTTCTTTCAAAAGTCGAAAAAAGGGTATCGCTTATTCGTGAGGCACCGTTTTTACGGGGGGAGATTCTTTAAAAAAGCTTTTTTCTCTAATCCAAATAGAAATAATCCATTTGCTATTAGATAATACTGGTAATCCTGCATGAACAGATTCTTCTATTAGAGAATTATCCTCATGCACATTATTCCATACCACCGCTTTGCCTAACCGGGGCTTTATTTTAACATTCAATTCGGGAAAATGTGTTTCTCCTCCTTCAAAATCATCATTAAGATATATTAAACAAGTTTTTTTTCTAGATCCAGCATGAGGATATTCATCATATTTTAAATCTTCGGGTGATGAAGCATCTTTATGTTTTTTATATTCTCCTCCTGTTCCATATCTTATAATATTCGCAGCTTCTTGATTATTTTCTGGAAAACCTGATATTTCTTCCACTTTTTTTCTCAAATTAGCATATTCAAAATTAATTTTTTTAATTAACGTATTTAAATTAAGATGATTTGAAGGCGCATATTTTCTTTCTAAAAAATACCCGGCTGCAAAACGATATTTACTAGAATCATCATCACTATCATAGTATGAAATCAGATTCGGAAGCGCTGCCATTATGAACAGGTTGCACTGTTCTGCTGTTAAAAAATCATTATATTCTTTGATATCCACATTCATAATTTAACTAAAATTATATAATATATTATATGTCTAAAAAAGATAAAAGTGAGAAAGTACATCAAAGAGAAAAAGTTTCCGACCCGCTACAAATAAGAGACTTAAACTGGACAGAAAAACAAAAAAAATTTATTAATCTTGCGCTAGACAAGGATACTAAAGTTATGCTTGTGAATGGCCCGGCTGGATCAAGCAAATCTATTGTAGCCACTTATTGCGCTCTTAAGTTGCTGAGCGAAAAGAAAGTCTCTGATATTATTTACATAAGATCCGCTGTGGAAAGTTCCGATAGTAAATTGGGATTTCTTCCCGGAGATGCAGACGAAAAGCTTCATTTTTACAATATTCCATTTTTAGAAAAACTGGATGAATTATTACCTAAAAACGATGTTCAGCGTTTAGAAAAGGAAAAAAGATTCTCAATGTATCCCGTAAATTACGCCCGAGGAATGAGTTGGAATGTAAAATGTGTAATATTTGATGAGGTGCAAAACTCCTCGCTCAAGGAAATTATCACGATTTTGACTCGTTTGGGTAAGCATACAAAATGTTTTTTGCTTGCGGATCCAATGCAAACTGATCTGCCAATTTCCAAAGCGGGAGGTTTTGAAGCGTGTTATAAACTATTTGCTGATCAAGATAGCAAAGATAATGGAATTCATTTGTTTGAATTCACGGAAGATGATGTGGTTCGCTCACCTTTAGTTAAATTTTTGGTTGGCAAATTTAAAATTCTAAAATAATATGAAAATTTATTGTCAAAAATGCGGAAATGCGAATGAATATTCACTGCAAAAACCAAAGTTTTGTCAAAATTGCGGTGAGCCTTTTAACGCTGCGGAGAAAAGAATAACAATATCTAAGAAAACATTCGCCAAAGATTCTTCTCAAGAGCGTCAGGAGGATGATGATGATTATGATGATGATTACGAGTTTCCGCCAAACTTTAGTTTATCCAGTATCAATGGTTTGGATGTGGAAATTGAAAAACCTACTTTAAATTCTATTAGATTAGATTCTACAGCGGACAATAAAATAAAATTATCTTAATGAAGCAGGATGATGATGATTTTTTTGAAGCAAATTTTTCGCTAATAAATCAGGAAATAGCGAAACGTAAAGCAAGATGGAACCTAAAAATAATTCCTTGGATGGACTTTGAAGATGTTTCTCAAATAGTTCGTTTTCACATATACAAAAAAATTCATTTATATGATCGTAAGCAGCCTCTTCTTCCTTGGATAAATAGAATAATCTCCAATCAAATTAAAAATCTTATCAGAGACTATTATGGAAATTTTTCAAGACCATGTTTAAAATGCGCCGCTTCTGAAGGAGCTGATGGTTGCGCCATATACGCAAAGCAAAGTGGCGAGTGTCCTTTGTATAAAAAATGGGAGAATACTAAAAAAAATGCACACGATACTAAATTGCCTGTTTCCGTAGAGAATCATGTTCGTGAGGTGCACCAAAAAAATGCGGAAGATGTGGATGTGGAATTGGGTTTGTCCAAATTAAAAGACCAAGTAAAAAATTTTTTAAAACCTGTAGAATATAAAGTTTTCATGTCTTTATACGTGGATAATAATTCAGAGGAAAAAACTGCAAATTTATTAGGATATCAGCGCACAGATAAAAATTCTGGAGTAAAAAATGTTAAACTAATCAATAAAAGCCTCGTTTCTAAGATAAAAATGAATATTTATAATGGCAATATTGATATTTGAAATATGCTTACAGATTCTCAAAAACTTACAATCCTGGAGGCTTATAAAAAAGATCCTAAAATTTCTTTAAATGATCTGGTTAATTTAGCTTTTCCTGAGAATCCCGAGTTGGATGGTCGTTCAAAAGAGGGTCGTTTAGTGCGAGCATTTTTGACTGAAAATAATATTCGCGCACGACCAAGCTATGAGTACAATAAAATGGAAAATATCGAATTGAATGATCAGCAAAAAGAATTTATTAGTAACAATTGCTCCGTGATGAAAGCGGTGGAAATCGCAAGAATATTATTTAACAATCAGAAACTCTCCAATTTAAATCACGAAACAAAAACTGTTCAGGTTTTTATTAAAACTATACCCGGCGTAATTAAAAACTTAAATCAATCTGATAATGAAGAGGAGAATTATTTAGAGTATAAGCCGCCCAATACTATTGATCGCGCTGTGGCACGAGTAAACAAATATATTCTAAATGGTTACGATAGAAATGATCTTAAAACCTCCGAAAAGAAAAATATAGAATCTTTAATCAATTATTTGCATACTCATAGATTCATTCATCAAATTAATACTTACACAGAGCAAAGAGATCGTCAACTTTTTGAAAGCTCTTTCATTAGATATGCGCATGACAAACCAGATTTAACTCAAGAAGAGGTTGACCAATATATTGTTCTTTGCACTGATATAATTATTGCAGCAGCAATTCAGAGACGCATCGAATTTCTTCAAGATCTTTTGGATAATTCTGCGACAGATACGGAAGGCAAAAGAATATCCATGTCGCTTGTGCAGTCTATTTCTACAGCACAAACAGAGTATAATCAGTGCATTGGTCGTCAGCAAAAAATGCTTTCTGATTTGAAGGTTAAAAGATCTCAAAGAATTGCTGATCAAATAAAAGAAACTGCGAGCATCCTAAGTTTAGTGACTTTATGGAAAAATGAAGAGTCTAGAAAAGATATGCTAAGACTCGCTGAACTTAGAAAAAATGTTTTAAAAAAAGAAATAGAGCGTTTATCATCCTTGGATGAAATAAAATGTCGTATTCTAGGAGTTTCTGAAGAAGAAATTTTAAATGGATAAAATAATTTGCAAAGAGTGCTCTAAAGAGTTCGATTCAGATGCTGGACTTCACCGGCATTTGAGAGTTCACGAATTAAGCATCGAAGCCTATTATCATAAGTATTTTCCCAAATTAGATTTGTATGATAAATCTTTGATCAAATTTAAAAATAAAGATCAGTATTTTGAAACAGATTTTAATAGCAGAATTAATTTAAAAAACTGGATAAAAGAGTCTGATAAAGAAGAGGTTAAAGCGTACATAAAAAAACTTTTAGAAAAAAGAAAACTAAAGAAGAATTTAATATACTCCCCTTCTCAAGTAGAGCTAAGATCTTTAGTAACTCCTCCTATAAGAATTTACAATCAGTTTTTTGGAGATTATTATGAATTATGCGCGAGTATTGGTTTCAAAAACCGTTTTTCAAAATCTCAACCTGAGATTAAATCAAACGCTGAGCGCCTCAATGATTGTTTTATATATATAGATTCAAGAGAGCAAAAACCATTAAAATTTAATATCAAATCTGAGGTGACGTGTTTAAAATTTGGAGACTATACTTTAAGCAATAAAGATTTTACCGGAAACTGCTATATAGAAAGAAAGTCTGTTAATGATTTAATAGGAACTCTAAGCGGAGGATATGAAAGATTTTTACGCGAGCTTGATAAAGCTAAAAGTGCGGGAGCATATTTAATAATCCTTGTTGAAGAATCTTTTTCTAATTGTATGAGTTTTAATTATCTTCCTCATGTTTTTCAAAAAGGAACAAAAATTACTCCAGAATTTGTATTCCACAATGTGCGTGATATTATACAAAACTATGAAAATTTACAATTTCTTTTTGTTGACGGTAGAAAAGAAGCTTCTCGCGTAGTGGAAAAAATATTTTCCTGCGGTGATGCTTATAAAAAAGTCGATTTGCAATTTGCTTACGACGAGAAATTAATATAATGTGGTATCACCCAGAAAAATATAAAAAAGATATTCCAGATGTTAATCAGCGTCTTTTAGCATTAAAAGGCGAGTTGGAAGATAAGGAAGCCAAAATTAGTTTAGCTCAATTTTTAAGAGCAAACATTGGTATTACAACCGAGTTAATCTCTAATGTTAAACTTTCGCCTTATCAAGAAATCATATTAAAAGCGTTACTTAATAGAAACTTTTCTTTAAATATATGGGGACGTGGATGTGGAAAAACTTTTATAGCAGCGATATATTGTTTTATTCAGTGCATTTTCGTTCCGGGTACAAAAATTCTTGTTGCGGGTCCAACTTTTCGTACTGCCAGATTAATTTTTAATTATCTTGAGAAAATAGTAGAATCAAAAGGTTCGGATCTTTTAAGGCAGGCTTTTTCAGTAAAGCCTTCTAAAAGAAGCGATCAATTTGAGTGGAATATTAACGGCGGTTCAATCACGGCTATTCCATTGAATGGAGAAAAAATTCGCGGTTTTAGAGCAAACGTTTTATTATTGGACGAGTATCTTTTGTTGTCGGAAGATATTATTCAGAATGTTTTAATGCCGTTTCTTGTTGCTCCTCAAAATATGAGAGAGCGAATTGAAGTAAGGGAAATAGAAGACAAATTAATTGCCGACGGTTTAATGAAAGAGTCGGAACGGATTGAGTTTCCCAACACTGCAAAAATGATAGCTTTGTCATCCGCTTCTTATACTTTTGAAAATCTTTACAAAACTTATAAAGATTGGGGTGAAAAAATTTATAATAAAGAAGAGACTAAAGCCAACTATTTTATTTCTCAGTTGAGTTATGAAGTTTTACCCGAGCACATGATTGACGCTAACGTGATTGAAGAGGCTAAAAATGGGGGAGCTTCAAGTTCATCTTTTTTAAGAGAATATTGCGCTCAATTTACAGATGGTTCTGATTCATTCTTTAATGCCAAAAAAATGTTCGAACTAACCATTCCCGATGGAGAAGAACCCACAGTTTTACTTCGTGGTCAAAAAGATAAAAAGTATATAATTGGCATTGACCCGAACATGGATGATAGTCCATCTGCGGACTATTTTGCTATGGCCGTTCTGGAAATAGACGAGAAAGAAAAATCATGCA